TGCATTAGGTTTAGTAGGAGTTGAAAGTAAATCCCTTCAAGAAACAATGGTTCGACTTCAATCCGTTATGGCACTTTCTCAAGGGTTGCAGGGTTTAATGGAAGCCAAAGATTCTTTTAAGCAATTAGGAACGGTAGCACTTGACGCATTAAAAGGAATTAGAACTGGTTTAGCAGCAACGGGCATAGGTTTATTTTTAGTTGCGTTAGGAACTATTGTTGCTTATTGGGATGACATAAAAGCTGCGGTTAGTGGTGTAACAGAAGAACAAAAAAAGTTAAACGAAGAAAGCCATAAAAACTTTGAAACTTCAAAAGAGCAATTAACGACTTTAGATGCTCAAGACAATATTTTAAAGTTACAAGGTAAAAGCGAGCGTGAAATTCTAAATTTAAAGATAGCCAAAGTAAACACGGCTATTGAATTAGGAAAAATCGAACTACAAAATGTAATTAAAACAAGTAAGGCAGAAGAAGAAGCCGCAATTAAAAATTACAACCTAACAAAAAAGATAGTTGACTTTACTTTAGATGCTGCGTTATTCCTACCTAAGTTAATGTTAATGCCTATTGATATGGCTATAAAAGGGGCTAACAAAGTTTCTGAGGCGTTAGGTTTAGGGAAGTTAGTTAGTTTTGATTTAAGCAAAACGTTGGACGATATGCAAAGCCAATTTAGTGGGTTTATTGCAGGGTCAATTTTTAACGCAGAAGAAGTAAAAGCCGAAGGAGAAAAAACACGAAAAGGACTTGAAAAGGAATTAAAGGATTTAGAAAACCAAAAAGCAGGATTCCAACTTTCTATTAAGGAAATGGATAAGGCAAATGCTCAAAAATCAATAGACGCACAAAAAGACGAGCAAGACAAAAAATTACAAGCTGAAAAAGAATATAACGATAAATTACGAGAATACCACGACGCATTAGAACAAGAAAGACAGGGGCAAATTACTGACGCTAAAGAAAAAGAATTACAAGCCTTAGATAATAAATTTGAAGAACTTTATAAAAAGGCGGACGCTGCGAACCAAAGTGATAAAGAATTATTAATTCAACACCAACAGGAAATAGCTGACATAAATACGAAGTTTGCTTTATTAGAACAAGAAGAAGCAAAGAAAACAGCAGACGAGTTAGCAAAAATTGAAAAGGACAAGTTAGACGAAATCGATAAAGCTAATAAAGAAGCAGCGGAAAAAGATATTGCACTTAAAAAACGAAATAAGGATTTTGCTATTGAAATGACATTATCGGGTTTAAGTTCAATCGCAAGTTTAACAGAATTGTTTGGTAAAAAATCAGAAAAGGCGGCACGTAGAGCATTCCAAATTCAAAAGGCTGCAAATATAGCAACGGCAATTATTTCGACGTATCAAAGTGCAACTGCTGCTTATGCTTCTCAATTTACGCCAGTTCCCGACCCAAGTTCACCAGTTCGAGGTGGTATTGCTGCAGGAATGGCAATAGCTGCAGGTTTAGTAAACGTAGCTAAAATTGCTTCTCAAAAATTCGAAGGCGGTGGTTCTTCGGGTGGTGGTGGTGGTGCGCCTGCAGGTGGTGGTGGTGCTGTAATGACTCCTAATTTTAATGTTATCGGAAGTTCGGGAGTTAATCAATTAGCACAAATCCAACAACAGCCAACACGGGCTTATGTAGTAAGTGGTGACGTAGCAAACGGATTAAGCCTTGAGAGAAATAGGTTACAAAATGCAACATTATAACGTTTAAAAATTATGGATAAGAAAATAATCGAGTTAATCATTGACGAAAACGATTTACAAACAGGCATCCACGCAGTTTCAGTAGTTCATTCACCTGCGATTGAAGAAAACTTTATAGCCCTTGCAAAACACGAAATCGAATTAAAAGAAGTAGACTCAGAAAAGAAAATTTTAATGGGTGCTGCATTAGTTCCTAACAAACAAATTTTAAGGGCTGACAAAGACGGAAAGGCTTATTACATATATTTCAGCGAAGATACCGTTAAAAAGGCTTCTGAATTATTCTTAATGCGTTCTAATCAAAACAATGCTACTTACGAACATAACCAAAAGTTAAAAGGTATGAGTGTTGTAGAAAGTTGGTTAATCGAAGATAAGGTTCACGATAAATCTGTTAAGTACGGGTTTAATTTACCGAAAGGAACTTGGATGATTTCAATGAAGGTAAATAACGATGATGTTTGGAACGATGTTAAAGCAGGTAAAGTTAAAGGCTTTTCAATAGAGGGTTATTTTGCTGATAAATACGAAATGAGCCAAGAAAAAGACGAAAAACAAGAAATAATTAATAAACTAAAAGAATTACTAAAATGAACAAGTTAAACAGCATATTTAAGAAAGTAGCGGAATTAGAAAAAAACGCAAACGAAGTTAAGTTAGCTAAGCACGAAGTTGAATTATCAGACTATGTTGAAGTAGTTGGAGCTTATACGGCAATAGAAAAAAATTATAATGCAATTCTTAAACAAACGCAATCTGCGAGAACTGAGTTAAAAAAAGCTGTTGACTTTTTGCAAGAGCAACAAAACTTAACAAATAAGTTTAACGATTCTTTAAGCCAATTTGAGAAAAAAGCTAAAGATTTAGGAATTGATTGGAAAAGTGCAATGCCTGAATTTACAAAATATCAAACAGCCGTAATAAAACAATACGCTCCTCAAAACTTTCAAGAAGTTTTAGACGCTTATAATAATCTTTAAAATAAACTAAAATGGCAGAAAGAACAGTTAGCAAAGCAAGCCCAAAAGGTGGCAGACGTGGTTGCTTATGTGAGGATAACACTTACTCAAAAAAATGTTGTGACGGAACTTTACACGCTCAAGGAATTGGAAAAACAGCAAGTGTAACACCTCAACAAGTAACGACAACTGACGTAAACGGAGTAAGGACAACAATACGTCAAAACGGATAAAAAAGTAACAGCATAATTTATTAATCGTTTAAAACATAACTATGAACACAAGAAAGACAGTTTACAACAAACTATTTAAAGAGGAAACTCAATTAGCTAAACACGAAGTTGAATTAGGAGCTATTGATGATTTACAAAATAAATTTAAAGCAATAGCTGCAAAAGCACCTAAATTAAAAGACCAAATAATTAGTTTATCAAATCAATTAAGTGGTGTCTCAGATGAATTAGGAAAATTACAATCTGATTTTAAAAAATTAGAATTAATGGCTAAAGAATTAGGAGCAGATAGTGTTGAACAAACCGCAAAAACATTATTTGACATTACAGGCAGATTTAGTTCAGATTGGGGAAAAGCAGCGAGTAATATAAATAATGCAGCAAAAACGATTTAATATATAAACACGAAAAATGAACACAAATCAAATCTTAAACAAAGTTCGAACACTTTTAGGAATGGAAGTGAAACTTGAACGAATGAAATTAATGGACGGTGTAACAGTTTTAGAAGCTGACGCATTCGAAACGGATATGGAAGTTTTCGTAGTTACGGAAGATGACCAAAAAATACCAGTTCCAGTAGGTGAATACGAAACGGAAGACGGACGTATATTAGTCGTAGAAGTTGAGGGAATGATTAAAGAGGTTAAAGAGAAAATGGAAGAAGAACCAGCAATGGAAGAAGAACCAACCGTAGAAGTAGAAGTTGAAGCTAACGAAACAACAGCACCTGCGCCAAAGAAAACAATTGAAAGCGTAGTTAAGGAATCATTCTTTTCAGAAATCGAAGAACTTAAAAAAGAAAACGAAACTTTAAAAGCTGAGTTATCTAAAGTAAACAAAGTTGAAGAAGTAGAATTAAGCGAAGAACCGAAGCCTATTTCATTTAATCCCGAAAACACGAACCCAATTGAAAGAGTAAAACTTGCTTCTAAAAGACCTCGTTCAATTATGGACTCAGTTTTGGAAAAACTAAATAAGTAATATATAAATTTTTAAATAAAATAAAATGCCAACAACAACTTCAATTTCAACTACTTACGCTGGCGAGTTCGCAGGTAAGTACATTGCAGCTGCTTTATTGAGCTGCCCAACATTAGAAAAAGGCGGAATTACTATCATGCCTAACGTTAAGTACAAGCAAGTTATTAAACGAGTAGCTACTGACTCAATTATTAAAAACGGAACTTGTGATTTTGACCCTACGTCAACAGTTACTTTGACTGAAAGAATTTTGCAGCCTGAAACATTCCAAGTTAACTTACAACTTTGTAAAACTGACTTCCGTTCAGATTGGGACGCGGTTCAAATGGGTTATTCTGCATTCGACGTATTGCCTAAATCTTTTGCAGATTTCTTAATAGCACACGCTGCTGAGAAAGTTGCTCAACAAATGGAATTAGTTATTTGGGACGGTAACAACGCAAGTGCGGGTGAGTTTTCAGGAATCATGAGACAATTAGACGTTGACGCTTCTTTGCCTGCAGGTCAAAAAATTGCTGGTACAACTGTAGACGCTACTAACGTTGTTACTCAATTAGGTTTAATCATTGACGCTTTACCTGCTGCATTGTACGGAAAAGAAGATTTGACACTTTATGTTTCTTCTAAC